TGAAGTCACAAGCCAAAGTATCTGTCCCATTAAATGAGACTAGATAATTCCATGACAAGCCTCCTCCATAATCTGGTCCAAGCGCTCCAGAGGAGCCTAAAGCTTGAACACCAACCTGAGCTTGCGAGCCTGTTCCAGGATTCTTATTAACGGTGAGATCCATGCCAACTGCATTCGCAGTTGTGTTAACCCAATAAATGTCAACACTCACATTGTAAGTTCCAACCGGAGGTGTAAAAATCCCTCCAGCATTTACAATTGCAAGTGGATTAACAGGAGAAGCAGCATTAAACTGAATAGCTTCTCCAACTCCAGTTGCGGGCATTGCTGTTGCAGCAGCCTGCGTAAACTGAGACATAGAAAATTGGGGTGCAGGACTCGTGGATGTTTCAAGAACAGGATTAGAAAGTAACACGCTTCCAGTGACTCTATATTCTCCAATCTGACCAGTGGACGCCTGTCCAGTGGCCCAGAAGAAAACCTGACCACAGTCATAAAGATGAGGATCAGCACCTCCAGGAATAAGACCATTCGGTCTAACAAAATGCATTTGTTTCCGAGATGATTCCATAAACTTTTTAGACAAAGCCAGGTGAGTTGGTTGGGCTGTTTTAACAATCGGTCCATGTAAAAACACTTCCGCAATTTGCTGTGTGCTAGGTGGCGCTTGAAGAGCGTCATCAGTAGCCGAGATTCCCACGAATCCTTGCTGACCAGGGGTCGCAAACACATCAGCGGATGGTTTGTACTCAAACTTGAGGTTTTGAAATTCATACCTCTCGTAATTTTGAGCAGTTCTTGATGTAAAGGGAAAGATCAATGGATTTCCAGGATTGAGTGAATATGAATTCAACCCGGGGACAAACATCTGCGTCGGTGTTCCTGTCGCATCGTTACCATTAACAAGCGTAATCTGCTCGTCAATTGGAACAATAAATCTCTTTTGATTGTTCGAAACTGGAGTGTTCCTTGTACGAACACCACCAGCACCTTTACCTCCACGGTTACGTTTCCGTTTCCGCGGGGCGTTAGTGGTCACCATCACCACCTTCGCTGCTGGTTGGGCTTTGTTTTGCCGCCTCTTTCTTGGAGGACGGGATAACTTACTCCTTTCAGCCGGAGTCAAGGCCATGAACTGCTTTTTCGACAATGTTGCCATTTCACATAAAGAATCCGAGTTTTCTCGAATAAACAGTGCTGTTTCATAGGGGCACCCCGTAATATGTGTGGGTCGGATTCAAGCATAACCCATGATTAATAGCTCATAGCTCGGAGATAGTCTCGGAAGCAACTGAAAAAGAAAACAGTTCCTTCACTTGAGACTTCTTGCCTTCAGCTTCTACGCCGGTGAAGAATCCTTTAATCGATTCCTCACTTGGCATCCCACACACGTGGAACGATTGTAGAAGGGGGTCATCCAAACCATTTAACACTAGTTCTGAGTTAATTAGGCTCTTGTAAGCGTCACGAAAAACACCATGACTATCTGATGGGTACGACATAACCATCAGCGTGAATATTTTGCTTATATGTTGACCAAGGGTTAACTTGTTCTTTTCATAAACCATCGACGTCGCTAGACGTTGCACATCGTAGAGGGGGAACCAAATTCCATCTCGCTCTATAAACGATGCTCCTAAAAAGGATAGTTTATCCAAGGGGTAATCTTCACCTCCAAAGAAGAACTTAAGTTTCAAACCATAATGGGATAAGTGAACTCTCAAAAAATCGGGATCACAAATCAATGAAAAATCTTCATCAACAGAAAACACATTATCATCACCAAACAGGTACACTAATTGTTCACTAACTTGATTTAAACTAGGAG